GGCGAATGCAAACCAAGTGGCTACAAGGCACCGCTGATCGGCAGGCAATGGGTGTGGGGTGTCCATGACTGCTGGAGCCTGGCGCGTGATTGGTACGCCGAGCAAGGCATCAAACTGCGCGACTGGGAACGCTGCGGCAACCCTGATGACTTCCAAGCCAAGCCATATTTCGACGATCGCTGGAAAGAAACCGGCTTCCGCGAGCTGTCGCCAGAGGAGGAATTGCAGCCTGGTGATCTGCTGTTTATGAGTATCGCCAGCCCTGGCCTCAACCACTGCGCGGTGTATCTCGGCGAGCAGATGGTGTTGCATCACCTGCAGGGCCGGCTGAGTTGCCGCGAGCTTTATGGCGGATGGCTTTTACAATGTACGGGTAGGCGGTTGCGTCATGCTGCGTAAAATCCGGCTATATGGCCAGCTCGCCAAGTTTGTCGGCCATCGCGTGTTGGAGGCTGATGTCGCCACCGCCGCTGAGGCCGTGCGTTTTCTGGTGACAAACTGGCCCGAGCTGGAACGCCACATGGCCGACCAGCATTACCGCGTCCGCACCGCCGCCACTGATCTCAGCGAGGAAGATCTACACAATCCGATAGGCCAAGAACTGCGAAACATCCCAGTGATTGCCGGTGCTGGTGCGGTGGGCAGGATTTTGCTTGGTGCGGCTTTGATCGCGGCGTCATTTTTCTTTCCGGCAGCAGCAGGAACAGCAGCAGCCTTGAAAATAGGCGCATCTACCTTCACCGCAACTGGTGCGGCCATATTTTTTATCGGTACAAGCCTTGTGCTTGGCGGCATCGCTCAGCTCCTAACGCCTACGCCCAGACTTGCCAAAGACGACAACGATCCACGCAAATCGTTCAGCTTCAGCGGCATCCAAAACACCAGCCGCCCCGGCGTGCCAGTGCCTGTGGTGTACGGCGAAATCTTAGTCGGCAGTGTTGTCGTCAGCGCTGGCATTGACATCGTGCAGGTATCAGCATGAGCATCTTCGGCGCTGGTGGCGGTGGCGGCAAGGCTGGTGGTGCCGGACGCAAGGCGAAAGAAGCCAAGGACAACCTTGATTCAACGTCCTACGCCAAAATTATTGAGCTGCTCAGTGAAGGCGAGATTGAAGGCTTTGCCACGCCATCAAGGCTGGGGTTAACGCAAGGCACCACTGCCTACACAAATGCGTCGATGAAGGATATGTACTTCAACAAGACGCCACTGCTGCGCTCTGGTGCTAGCAATACAGACCCGCAAGAATCAGATTTCAACTTCTCCAATGTCACCGTTGTCTCGCGGTTTGGTACGCAAGCGCAAGCCTATGTACCTGGCTTCGATGCAGTAGAAAATGAAGTTCAAGTGGGCAGCGATGTACTAGAAGGCATCCCTGTTACTCGCACCATTACGGACACAGATGTAAATGCTGTCCGCATCACCATCAATGTGCCATTGCTGCAAGAGTTCACATCGACCGGTGATGTCCTTGGGTCGGAAATTGATCTAGCCATTGCGGTGCAATATAACGGCGGTGGTTTCACAACCGTCATCGACGACACCATCAAAGGCCGCACGTCTGACCTGTACCAGCGCGATTACATCGTGAATATCGCTGGCGCCTTTCCTGTTGATATTCGCGTAATCCGTGTATCACCAGACAGCACAAGTGCCAAAATCTCAAACGCCTTTAGCTGGCTCAGCTACACCGAACTGATCTACGAGAAACTCCGCTATCCCAACAGCGCTTATATCGCACTTCGGATTGATGCCGAACAATTTAGCAGCATCCCTGTTCGCAGCTACAAAATTCGTGGCATCAAGGTACGCATCCCAAGCAACGCTACGGTCAATGCAACCACTGGCCGGATCACCTATTCCGGCGTGTGGAACGGCACTTTCGGTGCCGCCGCATGGACTACAGATCCAGCCTGGATCTTGTGGGATTTGCTCACCAGCAGCAGATACGGACTAGGTGATCACATCCAAGCAGCAGCACTTGATAAGTGGGCATTTTTCCGCGCTAGCCAGTATTGCAACGAGCTGGTGCCAACTGGCTTAAATAGCCCCATCACTGAGCCGCGTTTTAGCTGCAACGTCAACATACAAACGCAAGAAGAGGCATATAAGGTCATCAATGACATGTGCTCAGTGTTTCGGGCGATGCCTTTTTGGAGCATTGGCTCGCTAACAGTTGCTCAGGATCGACCATCCGATCCAGTGGCGTTATTCAGCCTCAGTAATGTTGCTGAAAACGGCTTCAACTACGAAGGCAGCAGCATCAAAACTCGCGCCACTGTTGTGGTGGTGTCATGGCTGAATCTTGATCTGGGCGTCATTGACCGCGAAATTGTTGAGGATGTCGATGGCATCGCTAAGTATGGCGTCATCACCAAGGAAGTCAGCGCCTTTGCAACCACCAGCCGTAGCCAAGCCCATCGCATTGGCGAATGGCTGTTATACACCGAACGCTACGAGACGGAAGTTGTCACCTTCGTCACGGGCTTGGAGAATGGCGTGGTGTTGCGGCCTGGCTCCGTCATTGAAATTGCCGACCCAGTAAAAGCTGGTGCTCGACGCGGTGGTCGCATCTCAGCCGCCACCACCTCTGTTATCACGGTGGACGATGGCAGTGGCCTGCCAATATCCGGCACGCTCAGCGTTGTGCTTTCTGACGCAGTGGTTGCAGTGAGCACCATCACAGGCGTCAGCGGCAATGACATCACTGTCAGCCCAGCATTTGACACCGCACCAGCCGCTGGTTCCGTCTGGCTTGTTGAAGACTCAAGCATCCAGCCAACGCAATGGCGGGTGGTTTCAGTGCAAGAGCAAGATGGCATGAACTTTGCTGTCAACGCCGTCAGCTACAACAGCAGCAAATACGCCTATGTGGAGCGTGGCGCTGCCCTTGAAGCGCGGACCATCACAATTCTGAACGTACCGCCTGACACCCCCATTGATCTTGCTGGGGAGGAACTGCAGTATGTATTGAATGGCCGCGTAGCAAGCAAGCTGTCATTGTCATGGCGACCAGTGCGCGGCGTCAACGAATACCGCGTCCGCTGGCGTGGTGAATTTGACAACTGGAAAGAAACCAAAACCTACGGCCCGATTTACGAAATTGAAGATGTAACAGCCGGGCTGTATAACATCGAGGTTTATTCAATCAGTGCAAGTCAAATTTTAAGTAGTGCTCCTGCCGAACTTGACTTCACCGTTGAAGGTGTTGGCGCTCCCCCCGCCGATCCAACCGGCATCAGCCTGGTGCCGATCAACGAAAGCACCGCCATCATCCAATGGGATCTGGCAACAGATCTTGACGTGCTCGTTGGCGGCGAGGTGTTGATCCGCCATGACCCACGCGCACTACCAACTGCTGAGTGGAGCACCAGCAACGCGATCGTGCAGGCAGCGGCTGGTAACCAAACCCAGAAGCAAGTACCGCTGCTCGCTGGAACGTATTTCATCGCCTTCCGCGATCAATCCGGCGTGCGCTCCGTCAATCCAGTGGCAATACCGGCAGTGCTGCCAACACCGCAGCCACGACTGGTACTGAAGACATGGACCGAGAATCCCAGCTTCACGGGCCAAGGCGACAACCTCAATCTCAACCTCCCGCCGATGCTGCTATTGCTGGAGGATGGCTATGCCTTGCTGGATGAAGAAGGCGATCCACTGCTGCAGGAATCACTGAACGGCTACGCCGGCTTGTTCCTTGATCCTTCCGTAGGTCTGACGGGTCATTATGTCTACGACGAGGAGCTGGATCTGACGCAAATTTATGATGTCAACATTCGCCGCCGTGTTGTCAGCTTTCCAACTGCCGTCGCGGGCATCACATTCGATGAAGTCAGCGGATTGTTTGACGCCCAGCCCGGTGATTTTGATGGCACCAATTTGGATGTGGTCAATGCCGTCACCTACGTCCGCACCACAGACGACGCACTGTCTGACAACTTCCTGCTGGAAGATGACGACAATTTGCTGCTGGAAGACAGCACATTCCTGTTTATGGACCCGACGTGGAGTGACTGGAACGAATACGTCAATGCCATCGTCCGTGGTCGCGGCATCCAA